CAACGGAACAAAAGTCACTAAAAGAAATGGAAATACTGAACCACTTGATTTGAATAAACTTCATGTTATGGTGGAAGAATCCTGTAAGGATCTTGCTGGAGTTTCTGCATCTCAAGTTGAAATGCAATCTGGAATTCAGTTTTATGATGGAATTACTACAGCAGAGGTTCAGGAAATTCTGATTCGTTCTGCTTCTGATTTGATTGATCTGGATCATCCTAATTATCAATTTGTTGCTGCTCGTCTTCTTCTGTTTGCTCTTCGCAAGCAATTGTTTGGACGTATGCATGAATTCCCAACCGTAAAGCAACACGTTCTTGATTGTGTTGATGACGGAGTTTATGATTCAGAAATTCTTGATCTTTACACAGATGAAGAATTTGAGAAACTTGAGTCGTTTATTGATCATGATCGTGACTACTTGTTCACTTATGCAGGACTTAGACAAGTAGTGGACAAGTATCTTGTTCAAGATAGGAGTAGTGGTGCTCTTTATGAGACCCCACAGTTTATGTACCTTTTGATTTCAGCAACTATTTTTTCTAAGTATCCAAAAGAAACTCGTCTAGATTACGTTAAGAGGTATTATGACGCAATCTCCAAACATAAAATCAACATTCCCACACCAATCATGGCAGGTGTTAGAACCCCACTTCGCCAATATGCAAGTTGTGTTCTTGTTGATGTTGATGACACCCTCCCTAGTATTGAGTCTAGTGATTCTGCAATCTTTAGGTATGTTGCTCAAAGAGCAGGAATTGGCATCAATGCAGGTAGAATCCGTGGCATCAACAGTAAAATCAGAGGGGGAGAAGTTATTCATACAGGTGTTATCCCATTCCTCCAAAAGTTTCAGGCAACTGTCAGATCTTGCACTCAAAACGGCATCCGTGGTGGATCAGCAACTGTCCACTTTCCAATCTGGCACCAAGAAATCCAAGACATCCTAGTATTAAAAAATAACAAAGGAACCGAAGATAACCGTGTTCGTAAGTTAGACTACAGTATCCAAATCAGCAAAATTTTCTATGAACGATTCATTCAAAACGGAGAAATCACACTCTTCTCCCCACACGACGTTCCTGGTCTTTATGATGCTTTTGGCACTGATCGATTTGACGACCTTTATGTGGGTTATGAACGAGATGGATCTATTCCAAGAAAAACTATCGGCGCTCAAGAACTATTTCTGGATCTTCTGAAAGAACGTGCCGAAACTGGTCGTATTTACATTATGAATATTGACCACTGCAACTCCCACTCTTCCTTTATGGATAAAGTTGAGATGAGTAATCTTTGTCAGGAAATCACACTCCCAACAAAACCGATTCAACATATTGATGATCCAAATGGGGAAATTGCTCTTTGTATTCTTTCTGCTATTAATGTTGGTAAAATTAAAAGTAATGAAGATCTTGAAGTTCTTTGTGATCTTGCTGTTAGGAGTCTTGATGAACTTATTGATTTTCAAAGATACCCCGTCAAAGCAGCAGAAATCGCCACCAGAGCACGTAGGTCACTTGGCGTAGGTTATATTGGTTTGGCACATTATCTTGCCAAGCACGGGCAGAATTATGCCGATCCTGGGGCATGGCAATTAGTTCACGATCTGACTGAGGCATTCCAATACTATCTCATTCAGGCAACTGTCAATCTTGCTAAAGAAAAGGGTGCCTGTGAATACTCTCATCGCACCAAGTATGGTAATGGTATTTTGCCCATTGATACATACAAAACTGACGTTGATGAAATCATTCCAAATAATCTGAAGTATGATTGGGAAAGTCTTAGAGCACAGGTCAAACAGTATGGAGTTAGGAACTCAACACTGTCCGCACAGATGCCATCGGAGAGTAGTTCCGTTGTGTCAAATGCAACAAACGGAATTGAACCTCCCAGAGGATATCTGTCCGTTAAGAAGTCGAAGAAGGGACCGCTCAAGCAGATTGTTCCACAGTATCATACTCTTAAGAACAATTATACGCTTCTTTGGGATATGCCTAGCAATCGTGGTTATATCAATATTGTTGCTGTTATGCAAAAATTCTTTGATCAGGCGATTTCTGGAAACTGGTCATATAACCCAGAGAATTATGAGAACAATGAGGTTCCTGTTAGCGTAATGGCACAGGATATGCTTACTTGTTTCAAATTGGGGCATAAAACAGCATACTATCAAAACACTTATGATAATAAGACAGATGAAGTTGAAGAACCAAAACAACAACTTCAATCTCTTCTTGATGACATTATGAGTTCTGGCGAAGACGATTGTGAAAGTTGCAAAATCTGACCTGATTAAATATAAAAGTGTGAGTTAATTTAGAGAAGAAAAAATTATGGATTTTAACTTTAAGACAAAACTAGCGGAGAAGAATGTGGTCAATCAAATGACAGTTTTTAACTCTGAAGAGGTTGATACCAAAAAGCAACCTATGTTTTTTGGACAACCACTAGGAATTCAAAGATACGATTCTTACAAATATCCAATCTTCGATAAATTAACAACTCAACAACTAGGATATTTTTGGAGACCTGAAGAGGTCTCTCTTCAAAAGGATAGAGGAGATTATCAATCTCTTCGCCCAGAACAAAAGCATATTTTCACCAGTAATCTGAAGTATCAGGTTATGCTTGATTCTGTTCAGGGAAGAGGTCCTGGTATGGCATTTGCTCCTTACTGTTCTCTTCCTGAACTGGAAGCATGTATGAAGGTGTGGGAGTTTATGGAGATGATCCATTCCCGTTCATATACATATATTATCAAAAATGTTTATTCAGATCCTTCTGAAGTCTTTGATACGATTCTGAAAGACGAACGTATTATGGAACGTGCTGTCAGTGTAACTGAGGCATATAATGACTTCATTAATAGTGCTCAACATTATGGAACTTCTGAACTTTGGAAACACGCCCAAGAACAAGTTCCCCACGCACAGGAAGAAAGATATGAACTCAAACGCAAATTATTCAGAGCAGTTGCAAATGTTAATATACTTGAAGGTATTCGCTTTTATGTCAGTTTTGCTTGCAGTTTTGCATTTGGCGAACTCAAGCTTATGGAAGGAAGTGCAAAAATCATAGGTCTAATTGCCCGTGATGAGAATCAACACCTTGTCATTACTCAGAACATTCTAAACAAATGGAAAGAGGGTGATGATCCTGATATGGCACGTATTTCAAGAGAAGAAGAACAGTGGGTCTACAAGACCTTTGAGAATGCTGTCAATCAAGAAAAACTTTGGGCAGAGTATCTGTTCAAAGATGGTTCTATGATTGGTCTAAATGACAAACTGTTACAGCAGTATGTTGAATGGATTGCTAACCGTAGAATGAAGGCAATCGGACTGAAACCTCTTTATGATATTCCGGCAAAGAATAATCCCCTTCCTTGGACTGAGCACTGGATTTCCTCTAAAGGACTTCAAGTGGCACCTCAGGAGACGGAAGTTGAGTCTTATATCGTTGGAGGAATCAAGCAAGATGTTACCAAAGATACTTTCTCAGGATTCCAACTATGATGAATGGTGCGAACAGGAAATCCTGAACGCATATCAAGAGGCAGCAGAGTGTGATGAGTTTCTTTTTGGTGATTATGATTATGAAAAAGAATGGATGAATAATGAGGGTCCTTGAGACCCTCTTTTTTTATAAATAAAACTATAAAGAACTAAAAAAGAAAAAAATGTCAAGAATTACAGGTAGTGACGCTAAGGGTTTGATGGAAGCGTATGCTGCAGTTTATGCTCCTCAAGAACTTACTGAAGAACAAATCTGGGAAGAAGTTGAGAACTGGGTCAACTCACTTCTAGAAGAGGGTTATGACCTGAGTGAGTATACCTGGGAAGAGATGTATGAGTCTTATTTAAATGAGTTTAGTGTCAGAGATGTTACTGCAGGAGCAAGACAAAATCTAAATAGAGCTGCCTCGACTGTTAGTGATATTGCAGGATCAGGATTACGAGGATATGCTGGCAAAACGACTACATCTACAAATCCAATATCTAGAACTTTTAATGCTGCTACTAGGGGAGTAAGAGATGCAGCAGCTGGGTTTGTAACAGGTAGAGGTTCTACTCCTGAAGCAAAACCTTCTTCTTCAAGCAAATCAGATCAAAAACCAGGAGTTTCAAATATTCCTGCAGGAACAAAAAATTCACCATATAACCAACAGAATTTGGGTGGAGACCAGTTTAAAGCATATAAAGCTGGTGGTGGTGATGCAGCAATGGCTAAAGGAAGTGGAACTGCTGCTGAGATAATCGCAAGAGGAAGAAAATCTTTAACCCCACCAGGTTCAGGGCTCCCTCCTGAAGCGCTGATGCGAGTTCCTGGACCAAAACTAACCGCAACTCAACCTGTTTCTCCCACAAGACCCGCTGCTGCTGCTCCTGCCGCTACTAGACCTGCAGGACCAAAAGTTGCTCCAACAAAACCAGCACCAGCACCAACAAAACCAGCAGGGTCTGCAATGGACCAGTGGGCATCAACACCAGCAAATAAACGTCTTGCCGCTGCCGCTGCAGAAAAGGCAAGAATTCGTGGAACTCAACAGACTGATAATCCTTTAATGAAGGATATGAGGTCCAGACTTCCTATGAACTCTCCTTCAGTTCAATCTCCTGCAGTTTCTAACCTTGGTAAAGGTAATCAGTCCTTATCACAAAATCCAAATGCTTTTAAGGCAGCAACTCCATCTAAAGCAATTGCTGCTGCTCCTAGCACCTCTGCTGCTGCCTCTGGAAGCGTTGTACCTGCCACTGCCGCAATTGCCTCAAGCCCTAAACCAACCCCTGTGGCACCCAGACAGACCGCTAGAGAGAAGGTTCTAAACCAGTCCTATGAGTATGATGCTTTTGATCTAGTCCTTGAGTATCTCATCGACAACGAGCACGTAGAGACCGTAGATGAGGCACTTTATGTGATGATGGAGATGGACTCCGAGACTATTCTGGGAATAGTTTCCGAGCAATCTAATACTCTTATTACACCGGAACAAAGAAGAGCAGACGAACTGAAATATGGTATAAAGAGAACTACTCCAGTGCCTCCTCCAGTGCCTCCTGCTAAACCTGGTGGAGCGAAAGTAAAACCAGGTTCAAAGATGCCTCTATAATAAATTCCTAATATAACTCAAAGCACCTCTTGACAAGGTGCTTTTTTATTGCTAGAATCGCTTTGCTAAGGATGAAGGATAAATAATAGCTCTTTAAGATTACTCTATGAGCTATGAGAACCCATGGAAGTTTAATGGGGAAATCTTTGAGTCTCAGCATATAGGAGATTATTTTGGATTCGTATATCTCATATCCTGTAAGACCACCGGTAGAAAATATATTGGACGTAAGTATCTTTGGCAGTTTAGAACACCAAAAGGAAAAAAAAGAAAAGTAAAGTCTGAATCAGATTGGAAAAATTATTATGGTTCTTGTCCTGAACTTAAGGAAGATATTACGAAATATGGTAAGGAATGTTTTGAAAGAAAAATAATATCATTACATAAAACCAAAGGTAAATGTAATTTTGAAGAAACACGACAACTGTTCCTAAATAATGTACTGACCGAATCGCTTGACACTGGAGTTCCTGCATACTACAATAGTAACATACTCTCCAGATATTTTAGAAAGGATTATTTTGATGGAAACTTTGGAACAGACACTTCGGTCATCACATGATTGGGCAATTGAACGAATTCATTATTTGAGTGAGATGGATATTGATAATGCATATGCGATTCAATCGGAATTTAGTGAGTGGTTGAATCCTGATATTCCAGAGCATGATATTTTTTCATTAGAATACCTAGGAGATTAAAATGCGAATAGATCTTCATAACTTTTTTAAGCATTATGACGAAAATAACCCAAAGCATGTTGCAGCAGTAGAGCAACTTGAAGTGGATCTTGCGGACAAGAATCCTGATTTGATTGATGATACTTCAAACTGGGTTCGTATTTTCAGAACAAGACCAGTTTACGGAACAAAACCAGCAGATCCCGGTGTTCTTAATGTTCCTTACTACCCACAAACAGATAATTACAGAGATGCTCAAAGAACCTGTAATTCATCTGCTTGTGCGATGTGTTTAGAATACTTTAAACCAGGGACTCTTCAGGGAACAAAGGGTGATGACTCTTATATTCAAAAAGTATTTGCAATTGGTGACACCACTGATCATACCGTTCAGACAAAAGTTCTGGAAGGTTATGGAATTAAGTCACACTTTAGTTATAATCTTTCTTTTGCTGATCTTGATCGTGAGCTTGCTGCTGGGAGACCCGTTGTTATCGGGATCTATCACAGGGGCACTCTATCTGCTCCTTCTGGTGGGCACATGGTTGTAGTGATTGGTAAGAGGGGTGAAGATTATGTGGTAAATGATCCTTATGGTTCTCTGAATGATGGATATACTGGTCCCGCAACAAATGGTAAGGGTGCCGTCTATAAGAAGTCTGATCTGATGTATCGTTGGTTGGAGAAAGGAAAAGATAAGACTGGATGGGGAAGGATCTTTAATGTAAAAAAGTAGAAAGTTCTATTCTGAAAGAAGGAATAGAACTAATCAAAGAATTTGAAGGATGTCATTTAAAGGCATACCCAGATCCTTTAACTGGAGGACTTCCAATTACGATTGGATGGGGAAGTACAAGAGACTTTAATTACACTCCATTTAAAAGAGATAAAGTCATTACTCAAGAGTATGCTGACCGTCTGTTAGAGCACGATGTATTGAATCGTTTTCTTCCTAAAATTTCTAAAATTCCCTATTGGGGTGAGATGAATGATAATCAAAGAGGAGCATTGCTCTCTTTTGCTTATAATCTTGGTGCTGATTTTTTTAACGCTCCTGGATTCAATACGATTACCAAAAAGTTAAAAGAAAAAGATTGGAAAGCAATTCCGGCAACTTTGGAAATGTATCGCAATCCTGGTAGTAAAGTGGAGGCAGGATTGAGAAGAAGACGAATTGCAGAAGGAAAACTCTGGGTGTCTTAACTTTTTTCTTGATTATGAATCCAAATCTTTAAGTCTTTTACATACTTCCGTAATATTTCTGCTTGCATTAAGTGCCATTCATCCCCTGTCTTAATATATGTCTTGATGTGCTCGTCGATAGCATCAAGACATTTTTTAATGACAGGATTCCATGGTTCTCTAATTGGAGTGTTCCACTCTCTTGACATTGGAGATAATGCGGACTCTGTATTTATAGGACACTTTACAAACTGTCATACTTGACAAACACTAAATATTAACTTATTATGAAGAAATCCCTGTTATGAGCAGGGTAATTATTATGAGTCTTTGATCGTGACAATTAGAGCCGTGGAAGGTGCCTTTTGAGAAAGAGGTGGACCCCCCTTCTATACGGATGCCGAATTCAATTAAACTTAATGCTTAAAAACCTAACAAATGTAACCGTAGCGATTTTGGGTGCGGTTGCAACATCAGCGGCAACACTGCCAGCACCGAGTATGGCAACATCTTCAGCACTACAACCGCCTTTCGCAATTGTTCCTGAAGGTCCTACTCAAGAGACAGAGACCAAAGAGGTTGTTCCCGAAAAACCTAAAGTAAAACGATTAGTTTGTAAAGGATGTAATACTAATGAGTCCCGTACTCTGGAATTCTTACAGAAACGAGGAATCAGTGACAAAAACGCCCTAGCAACCATTATGGGCAATATCCGACAAGAATCTACCTTCACTCCTAATATCTGTGAAGGTGGTGCTAGAGTGCCTTATCACCAGTGTAGGAGTGGTGGGGTAGGAATACTCCAATGGACAAATGCTCCAAGATATTATGGTCTTGGTAAGTTTGCCGCTCGTATTGGGGGAGACCCTTCCACACTTGATACTCAATTGCAATATATGATGTATGAAGGTGATTGGAAGATGATTGAGAATCAAATGAAAACACCTGGCAAATCCATTAATGATTATATGAGACTTGCTAAAAAATGGATACGTTGGGGGCATCATGGTGCCAGAACTGACTTTGCTTATAATTATGCCAACCGACTGATCCTAGCAGAAGTTTGACACAATAGAATAACTGAAGGGGGGGGGGGTCTTAGTACCCTCCTTTTTTTATAAATAACTAAAAAGTATTCGTAGAATGGACGCACAAGAACTTCGCAATCTTCAAGAAGCATATATGGAAGTTTATGAAGAAAAAGGTGATATTAAAGATAGGGATGAAAAAGCATCTAAACAAAAAGCAGATAATATAATGTCGGGGACAAAAGCAATAACAGCATATCAATCTAGTGCTGGATACATTTCAAAAGGTGAAGGAGAACAAAGGTTAAATACTGTAAAGAAAAAAATAAACAAAAAATTGGAAAAAAGGAAAGAAAAAGTGGGAAATAGAAATCTTACTTTTTCCAGAACAAAAGGAGATGACGCATTAAAAATGGGAAAATCTCCAAGAAATCAAAAAGAACAAACAGACCTCTACGACATCATCCTCTCACACCTTCTTGATGAAGGGTATGCCGAAACACCAGAAGCAGCAGAAGCAATTATGGTGAATATGAGTGAAGAGTGGAGAGAGAGTATTATTGGATGAATTTCAATTTTGGAAATAAAAAACCAGATATAAAGCAGTATGCAATTATAGGAATTGTATTATCTTCTATTATTGCAATACTTTCCCAGTGTACTGGAGTATCTGAAAATGGACTTTGGGATTTATTTGATGAGATTCAAAGAAAATATTTCCCACAAACTATTCTTAATGAATTTATAATTAAAGATCCTGAAAAACTGAATCGCAGAATTGGCAGAGATGTTGATAGAGAAATTCAAAATGTAACTTCAGAATATGATCGTATTATTGAAGAAGCAGATCAAAAATATAAACCAAAATATGTTGATGAAAAGAATGATGAAAGTGTCTGCTATACTGATGAATGTAAGGCACTTGCACCTCCAATGAGAATTTGTGCAGTTTGGGTAGAAGATTGTCCAAAAAACTGACTATATAA